AGTACATGTTCCCGGTCAACGCAGGGTCGAGAAAGACCGGGGCACGAGTGCCAAGAGGGATGGAGACAGCTTCGCCTTTCTGCAGGAACGGCAGACAGGAGGTGAAGTAATCGTGGCGCTTGCCGCGACGCTTCAGAATGAAGTCGGCCGGCGTGTCAGGGCCGTCGCCTCTCGGCACGGGCACAGAGTCCTGCAGGTTTTCGTCCCTGAACCACTCGTTATAAATCAAGTTGTAGGCTCTCAAGAAGAGAGAAGAATGCTCGACGGTTTCGCCTGCAGCGACCTGGCCAACGGTGGGGAGGCCCATGTAGTCGTAGAGGGAGTTCACCGGGTAGCCAGCAACGGGTGAACTCATCTGCGGGATGAGGAATGAAGTGGAGTCGCCGGGGTCGGTTTGCTCGCCCATGAACTTCTGGAAGTTATCCCAGACCAGGCGGTTGGGGACGAAGAAGAAGAACGTGTCCACGTGCAGGTTATCCATGAGCGGGAACAACGGCGTGGCGAGCCGGCCGAACACGGTTGCCTTCAGGTTGAAGGAGTCGCCGGGAAGGATTTCGTCGAGGTAGAAGGGCACCAGGTAGCCAGCGTCGAGCGTGGTCTTGTGCGACTTCTGAATGTCGAAAGTGCTGCGCGGGATTTCCGCGCGAGGGGTCATCGCAAAGCGATGCGTGTCAACGGACTTGTTCGAGTTCATCAGGCGGCCTCAATGAGTTGCGGGGATTCTTCAGGGGTCTTGACCAGGTCAGCGCCGCGCATGATGCGCTGGCGCTTGCCGTCCGACAAGAGTTCGCCGGTTTCCTCGTCATACGCGCCGAGGAGATGCAGTTCAAAGTCCACCGGACGTTGACCTGGTTGAATCGACCCATCGGTGCACAAGTGCACGAATGCCGCTTTCGCGGCATCGGGGTCGAGGAATACGCAAGGCGCGTGGAAATAGTCCCGCGCAGCGTCATACAGCGAGAAGAGCAGTTTCATAGCGTTTTGACTTTCAGTTGGAGTCGCGCGAGGGCGACGGTTTCCCGAACTTTGAGCCGCTCGGGAGTGCGGTCGGCTTGACCGCGGAACGACCGTTCTTCACGGTCGAATTGGGTTGCGCGAAACGATTGTTCATCGTGTCGCTTATGGAGCCTATCGTAGAACTTGGGGGGTTTCTGTGGTCGTCCGTCGAGGATAACGGAGTCGCCGCTACGCATGTCGTCGAGGTATCGCGCCAGCCAAGAACTACCAATGGCAGGTTTGAGAGACATGCGGTTGAAAGGAGGGACGCGATCACCGTAGTGGAGTACACCAGCATCGCCGGTGACTTTTTCGGTAATGTAGAGCGCGGTGTATTGCGCGTTGGTTGAGTTGAGTTGAGTGAAGAGGTGAGTGCCGTGAGGCCACAGTTTTGTGAGGAGGGGGGAGGTGAAGTATTGCTTGCCCTTAGAGTTTGAATGTAGTGCGTTTTCGTGGAAGTAAATACCGAAGAGGCACACATGATAGTGAGGGCGTTGAGTAGTTTCACCGTATTCCCCGCACATATAGTATCTGATGGTTTGTGGCCTAACGGCTTTGCGCAAGCGCTTAAGGAAGAGTTGGAAGTCCCGGTATCTCAGGGAGTTTCCGGGAGGTAGATGCGCGTCATCGTATGTGAGAGTAAGCCAGCAGTTTTCCTCGTGTAGCTGCGCCTCATGAGCGCAGCGAGCGGCCCAGGACTGGGCACGATGAACCCTGCAGCCGATGCATTGGCCGCAGGGTAGCTGTAGGGGGGTGAGCTCGCCATGCCGTCGCAGTTCCTGAAAGACGACTGACCCCCCGGCGGTTTTCCAAGCCGCCAAAGGGGAGTAGCAGGGCATCGCTCAGAGGCGCCAACCGCCGCGCATCGGGCCGGCTTTGATGTTGGCTGCCTTGGTGCGCCGTGTCTTGGCGGAGAAAGACCGGGCGCTGGAAGACTTGTTGACCGAGGATCGGAACATAGGGTAACTCCTAAGAGAGTCTTGAGGGGGGTGAGGTGACAGGGGGGGGTGAGTGAAGGTGAAGGGATGGTGTCACCTAGACCAGTTACTGTCAAGTAAAGGCACTGGTCAACCGCCTGTCGGCGGGGTGCTTGACGGGGCATTAGCCGCCGGCAAAGCCGGCGGAGCTAGCCCCATCTCGCGGAGGTCGTCGAGGTTCTCGGGGTTCGAAGCGAACTCCACGAACTCGTGGGGGTCGTTGCGGAATGCGTCCCGAACGTCCGCAGGAAGCGCGTTAAACGCCTCTTGGGCGCGTCGAATCGCGTTCTGGGCACTCTGGAAGTCAAAGACGCCGCTGAAGTCGCCGTACTGCGGCAAACGGGTTCCCTGGGGCAGTTGCCCGGTGATCCCGAAGCGCCGAACGATGGTGTTGATATCGGCTTCATCCTTCGAGGCCTGCTGAGTGCGGCTGACGGAGGTGCACACCAGGCCGGTGGCCTTAGAGACCGCGTCGCGGTCATAGTTGAAAAGCGCATTGCGCGTGACGGCGATTTCGCCGGTTTCTTGGCAGCAGTTCATTTCCTGACTCCTGGAATCCGTAGTTCACGGATCGTATGGGTTTTACGAGGGGTGACCGCCTGGTAGACGTCGGTCGCGGACGAGAAGAAGTTCAGCAGGTTGGTGAGGTAGGGCATGATCGCACCTACCGCGGTGCTTTGAAACTCCGCTTGATTCTTTGCACCTGCTTCACCGTAGCCGGCAATGAGGGATTCCGACTTGCGGCGGGCAACGTCGGCAGCGAAAGTTGCTTCGCTGAACTTGGTGTCCTGTTTTGTTGCTGCAGTACTTGCCTCGGTGTTTGCGGTAGTGGCCTTGATATTGCCGGTGAGAGCGGCGATGTTTTCGGGGCGGAGGAGTTCCGTGATAGTTTCTGCCTGAGTTTTTCGAGTACCTGCCTTAATGGCTGCATTTTGGGCTCCGAGATTTTCCATGGTGGCTTCCAACATGGCCGCCGAGCGGCCTGAGTTGAGAGCCGGGGTGATTGCATCGTCAATTTGAGCAGACGCGCCGCCAGGCGCAGAAGCGCCGCCTTGCGAGTATGCCAACATTGGATTGAGGCCAGCGGCCTGCATATCCTTGACGCCGCGTTGGTATGACGTGTTTGACATTTCCTCCTGAAAGTCCATTTGGTTCTGCGCCTGGCGCGCGTTGGCATTGTTGGCCTGGTAGCCGCCGTAAAGCGAAAGAGCGGCTGAGCCGAGATTCCCGATTGACGACCAGGCACCAGGCGACAGGCGAGAGCCACTGATGGAGACCGGCGGCAACTCTGCGGCGCCGGGAGCGGCTGCAATGCTCCCGTTGCTTTCCATACCTGGTTCGCCGCCGCCGAAGAAGCCGCCGAGACCGGAGGCCAAAGCCTTGCCTCCATAAAACGCCCCGGCCGCGCCAAGCGCGATCGGGGCGGCCTTCTTGACGAAGCGCTTAGCTTTCTTGAAGAACTTCTTGAGACCCATGACGACTCCTAGAAGTGGTCGATGAGTCCGGGCACGGAGTACATCGGAAGGGGTCGCGTGGCCTTGATCTTGAAGAACGAGTCAAGGATCAGTTGCTGACCATTGGCAGCAGCGCCGACCGCTAGAGTGCGCTCGAGCGGCGGACGTTCCTCGATGAACTCAGGAACGAGCGTGGGACGGTTCACGAAACGCTGCGACAGATGCCAGGGATCGATTGTGCCGGCCGCCGTGGAGCGGAAAAGACCCGTGATGTTGCTGGGGTTGTAGCGGTACTCCGCCCAGCGCTCTTGGTAGCCGAACACGGTTTCGTCCTGGGTGGAGCCATCGCAGTAAAGCTCTTTGGAAAGAACGGCTTGTTCGCCCAGCATGGCGAACACCGGGAAATAAAAGTCATACCGCGTCCTGCGAGACCACATCTTGCGCAGACCCTGCTGGTAGTGCATGTCGGCGCGAATGGACACCAGGCCGATCACCATGCCGTGCTCGGTGAAGGCGGTGTTGAAGCCATGCCCGCTGGCCAGCGTGGTCGACATGGCGCCGAGTGTCCCGAGAGGGGTTGACGTCGCGTCGGTGCCGGAGGTTTGGGCAATGGGGTTGAAGACGATTGGCGTCGAGCCGCCGCCAAGGTACTCAGGGCGCTGCAGGCGCGCGTCCGGGCTCAGGACGCCGAAGTGGGAACGCACCAGTTCCGTGTACCGCGTGCCGCCGCGTGCGTCACGCTCCAGGAGTTTCTGGATCTGGAACGACTGGCGCAGTTGATTGATCGTTGCCGCCGTCGCTGCGGAAAGATCGGTGAAGAGTTGGCCCGAGGGGTTGAGCACGCCTGCAACGCCATTGACCAGGACGTTGCCGTCGGCGGCGCCAGTGACTGCGCCGGCCGGCGTGGTCGCCGTGTGGTCAGCAGCCTGCCGCCAGTACATGTTCCCGGTCAAAGCAGGGTCGAGAAAGACCGGAGCGCGAGTCCCGAGAGGGATGGAAACGGCTTCGCCTTTCTGCAGAAACGGCAGGCAGGACGTGAAGTAATCGTGACGCTTGCCGCGTCGTTTGAGGGTGAAGTCCAGGGGGGAATCGGGGCCGTCGCCTTTGGGCACAGGCACAGAGTCCTGC